CTACGAGGTAGTTTATCCTCTGTAGTATCACCTACTCTCTTATGGCAAGGACATGTGCTTCGAATGGCAAATGGACAACCCTCAGGTCAACCCTTGACCGTCGAAATCAATAGCATAGTCAATAGTCTGCTTATGCGTATGGTTTTCTTTGTGGTTATGGACCGTCACTATCCAAGAAGGTCTAATTCGTCATTTCGTACACTAGTTCGTCTAGCAACGTATGGTGATGATAACATTCTTGGTGTCGATGATTCAATTCCTCAGTATAACCATACCATGATTCAATCGGTATTTGCTGAATGGGGTATCAAGTACACCATGGCAGATAAAGATGCAGATTCCGTTCCTTACCAGAAGATTTCCGAAGTTTCTTTCTTGAAGAGAAAATTTGTAGATCATCCGGATTTAGGAATTGTGGCTCCTATCGAGTATGATTCAATTGTAAAATGTTTTTACTACTGGGTTAGAGCGAAAAATACTCCCCTATCGTTCCCCCAACAGTTTCGCGAAGCTGTTAAATCACAAGTCCGTGAAGCTTTTTTACACGGCCCAGAGTTTTACGATAAATTCTGCAGAGGTATTCATTTACTTCAAGAAGGCTCCCAAGAGATGAGTAGCGAGTTCCAGATCAAATGGAATGGCTTTATTCTCCCAACCTATGCGGAGATGCTTGAAGATTTAAAGGATGACTATGAGTAAGTGTTGCTACTCTAATTGCAACAGCCGGTTGGAACGGTGCTTCGGCAAATCAATATCCTTAGTGTATTCTGGTTACCAGTGAGAAAATTAGTGATTTCTCTCTCGGCTTTATGCACAAAAGACACAGCCCCCGTGCTGATACTCTCTTTAGAGTTGTGGACAGTCTCCTAGCTAAAAACATATGCATCGTGGTTTGAGCTGACCATGTTGTACCTATATATATTCCTCTAGCTTACTAACAATAATGAAAATATTAAAAAACCAATGTTTGGAAGTCAATTTTCCGATATCATCTTCACAAAAGATGGATTGACTACCATAAGCCCAAGGTCAACAGGAACGCAGTTGGAGATTCCCATACCCCCAACAATCGAAGACAATTTTGAAGAAGTAGATAGTAATGATACGGATGATGACTCTAGTCTAACACCGTCTGAGCTTGAACTTTTAGAAAAATATTCCTGTACCCCTTTCTCTAGTTTGGAACCTTATGTTGCGCCACTCTTCGGAGCTGCAAAACTTCAATTTATTCGGATTGAGGACCAACTGAGAAGAAATTATGTCAAATCCCGAATCGCTGGCAAAAAGCTTTGCAATTCCATTACACGTGCGAATACACGTAAGGCATTGCAACTTTGTTTATATTTATACATACCGAATAGTGAACAGTTGAGAATGGTATCTCTCGACCCTATCGCATTCAGTAGTATAATTGCATTTCAAGCTTCGCTTAGATATGCAGTCGGCTATTTCGCAACTAATAGGCAGTGGACTGGATCGGTCACACTTGTTTATGTCAAGCGGAGAATTTCAAGGATGGTAGAAAAGATGAAAGTAGCAACGTCAGCTTCTATGGGCGCGCAATTGCGTGTCAAAGGATATGATGAACACCAGATTCTAGATTACAAATGCAGATTAGAAAGTTTTACACGTCGATTCATTTCGGCATTGTTGATTTACTGTCTACATGAGAGTCATATGAGTTTGGAAGCAACTTTGAATCTTATTTTACCAACTATAACTAGCGCCGTCGCTAGGAAAATCTCACTTGCTTGCAAAACTTACACTAGTTCGAGTCGGTCAGCACTAGTGTATGATGTATTAACTGTGGGATTACCAATTGTTGGTGTGCAATGCACGCCATATATTGCAGAAAAGTTAGTATGTCTAAAAACAAAAGCTCAAGATTGTATTTCTCGCATTCACGGATGGTTTCGACCATTGAAAGCAGAAGGCAAAAATCGCAGAGGTATGCCTAAAGTTCGCGGTTTCTCAATGGAACCTTGCGGATATCAGATACCCGTCAATATTACTCAAGAGGATGATACTATTATGATTCCTAATATTCCTACCGAGCACTCATTACAAGATGCTTATTCGTTGTTCCTTCTTGGAAAAATGAATTTGGCAGACTTTTTGATGTACTTGGGTGGTGTTAAGAGAGGTGTGTTTATTCATGTTTCTCGTATTGAGAACAAAGACGGTGAATTTGTACAGGGTATTTACAATTTGTCATACAATACTGAGTCGGAAGTACTCTATGTTTGTCGAACTATCAATAAAGCATTAAACTTCCCCATGCGACGTCTTTATCAGTTGATGAAGCACGCCGCTCGATCCAAAATAGCAGTAGTAATGATTGGACGTCACGAGGACGTAATCTATTACTCAATGGTCTGGTCGGGTAAATCCCATGAGTCAGCGCTTCTTGCGCAGACTCCAAAAGACCTGTCCGAAATATTCAAGCATAAGCAATTGTGCATAGAATTACTCGGATCGCTTCGCCGCTATCGAAGCATTAAAGCTCAAGCAAGTACCATTTGTTTGAGAAATCCAAATCGTCATGAACCACTGGACCTTCTTCTTGTACCTACAGAAGAATTGTCAGAATACGAGATGCAGCTTGCATATTCGTGGGATGGAGCAGAAGTTGAGAACTTCACTCCGAAGGTTGAGAATTCCGTTGAATTAGATTCAACGGATTTCTAGTGAATCCCTGGCCTGCGCCACCAGGGTAGATTTGGGTGCCAGTTACATACTGGGACTAGCGGTTTT